GCCCTACCTGCGAGGAACTATTCGCCACGAAGTGGTTGTTCGAGTTCCACACGACGTCGAGGCATTCGAGAAGGTACTGAAGAAACGATGGCATGTCTACGAGAACAGACCCCTGAAGAACCTAGCGGAGCTATTTGGTGTCATGAGGAGGGTTGTCAATTCGGATTCGAGCAGATTGTCAGCTTTACGGAACCTCCTCAACCAATACCCACGGGTGATTGTCTTCTACAACTTCAACTACGAGCTCGAAGCTCTCCGGTCGTTCGCTACGACGCTAACGGATACTGGCATAGCGGAATGGAACGGCCACAAGCACGAGAAAATTCCAGAAACTGGTTCGTGGCTCTACTTGGTGCAGTACTCCGCCGGGGCTGAAGGTTGGAACTGTACGGACACAAATGTGGTCTGCTTCTACTCTTTGAACTACTCGTGGAAGATCTTCGAGCAGGCGAAGGGTCGAATTGACCGGCTGAACACCCTCTTCACCGATCTCTACTACTACGTGTTTCTGTCAAATTCTGTCATAGATTTTGCAATCTGGAAATCGTTGGCCTCGAAGCAGAGCTTCAACGAGACCCGCTACCTTAAAACTTTACCTATCCAGCTTCCTTAATTATTTAAGGTAGCGCCCTAGATTGTCCTATTTCATCCGGGTTCAATCTGTCAAATCTGTCAAAAACAAGGCTAAAACTTTCCCTATATTGTTAAGAAGGATAGGTAGATATCCATAATAACGTTTTATAGAAAGTTTTTCAAAACAGATTTGGTTTTGACAAGGAGGTTGCGTGGAGCTATGGCAAGACATCGCCGAGTTCCCGATGTACTCTGTGAGTAACCGGGGTCTGATCGTCAACAACGAGACGGGTCGGATCCTTCGCCTCTGCACAAACAACAGAGGTATCGTTTACGTCGGTCTCCTTCGCAAGGGAATCCAATACAAGCGATCGGTAACCCTGCTGGTCGCCAATGCGTTCTTACCCCACCCCGCATCTCCCGCCTTCGATACCCCGATCCATCTCGATGGCGATCGAACCAACAACCGATACTTCAACCTCACATGGCGGCCTATGTGGTTTGCTAGGAAGTATCACGTTCAGTTCCCGCTTAGCCCTTCAGTAGGTGTTCCTATTCAAGAGCTCGTTACTGGCGAGGAGTTCAGCAGCTCCTTTCAGGCCACCGTCAAGTACGGCCTCTTGGATAACGACATTCTTCGGTCAGTCATCAAGCGTGATGCTGTCTGGCCAACATACCAACGCTTCGCGCTTTTGGACTAGATATCCACAAGCGCGAAAAACGCAGGTTATGATAGAAGGGATGGAAGCAAGCCTTTTTAAATCGAGGACTCCGAATGCTAGAGAGTACTTACCAGGCTCAGCTTATCAAAGAACTGGAGCGTCGGTTCCCAGGTTGCGTGGTCCTAAAGTTGGACAGCGGCTATCTGCAGGGGATCCCCGATCTTCTGATTCTTTGGATGGATAAGTGGGCGATCCTTGAGGTCAAAGCTCACGCCGACGCGGCGGTTCGGCCCAACCAGGAATTCTACGTTGAGATGCTGAACATCATGTCGTTCTCGGCTTTCATCTACCCTTCGAACCAGGAGCAAGTCCTCCGTGAACTTCAACTCGCATTCAAATCTCGCGGGGCAACACGCATTTCTTAGCCCCAGCGATTACCACTGGGTCAACTACGACGAAGACAAACTCGTGCGCACCTTCTTCACTCGAGAGAAGGCTCGCCGCGGAACACAGCTGCATGCACTCGCGCATCAGCTGATCACCTTGGGCGTTCCTCTTCCGGACACAACGGCCACGTTGAACCGGTACGTGAACGACGCTCTTGGTTACGCCATGACGCCGGAGCAGACCTTCTACTACTCCCCAAACGCTTTCGGTCATGCCGACACGGCGTCGCTCCGCGGAAACAAGCTGCGCATCCACGACCTGAAGACTGGCGAACACGAGACCTCGTTCGTTCAGCTGCAGGTGTATGCGGCCTTGTGCTGTCTCGAGTACCGCAAGAAGCCTTCAGAGCTTGACATCGAACTGCGCATCTACCAGAACGATGCCGTTCGGATCGAGAGCACGGATCCGCACACCATCTTCCACATCATGGATCGGATCACCACGTTCGACCGCATCCTCAACGAACTTAGGATGGAGGGCGCTTGATCATCGACGAGGACGACTACCTCGCTCACTACGGAATCATCCGTAAATCGGGTCGCTATCCATGGGGTTCGGGTGGCGAAGAAGGTAGCGAAAGGAACCGTACCTTTCTGGGTACAGTCAGCGATCTGAAGAAGCAGGGGCTCAGCGAAACCGAGATCGCCGCGGCCATGGGGATGAGTTCAGTCTCCGAGCTTCGACGTACTTCCTCGATCGCCAAGAACCAGCAGAAGCAGGCAGAGATCGCTGAGGCTCAGCGGTTGAAAGAAGAGGGATATTCAAACGTCGCCATCGGTCAGAAGATGGGGAAGAATGAATCCTCTGTCCGAGCTCTGTTGGAACCGGGAGCAAAAGACAAAGTCGAGGTTCTCAATGCGACCGCCAATCAACTGAAGGCGGCCATCGACAAGGACAAGTACATCGATATTGGTGCCGGTGTCGAGAGGCATATGGGCATCAGCGATGTCAAGCTAAAGACAGCCGTGGCTAGCCTGGAAGCTGAAGGCTACAAGCGGCACTACGTCAAGGTCGAACAGCTTGGTACTGGTAAGTTCACCACCATCAAGGTGCTTACCAAAGGCGATGTTGGCTACTCGGAGGTATTCAAGAACCGAGACAATATTCGGCTTCCGTTCAGGCACTCAACCGACGGCGGCCGGACGTATGAGGAGATCAAGCCTCCCGTCTCGATCAGCTCCAAGCGAGTAGCAGTTCGCTATGCTGAGGAAGGCGGTGCTGATGCCGATGGCGTGATCTATGTGCGACCCGGAAAAGCTGACACTTCTCTCGGTCACTCTCGCTATGCTCAGGTTCGTATCGCTGTTGACGGTACGCACTACCTCAAGGGCATGGCGATGTACAAGGACGATCTGCCTCCCGGCGTTGATCTCCTCTTCAACACCAACAAGACCAACACCGGCAACAAGCTTGACGCCATGAAGAAGATCAAGACTGACAAAGACGGTAACGTCGATAAGGAAAGTCCTTTCGGCGCAGTCATCAGTCGTCAGTCTGGTGTCATGAACGTGGTGAACGAAGAAGGTAAGTGGGGTGAATGGTCGAGGAATCTGTCGTCGCAGATGCTCTCTAAGCAGAGCGCCACCCTCGCCAGAACACAGCTCGACATGACCTTCGATCGTAAGCAACGGCAACTCGAAGAGATCCGAAAGATGACGAACCCCGTCGTCCGACAGAAGATGCTCGACGACTTCGCCGAAGCCACAGATGCATCAGCAGTGCATATGAAAGCAGCAGCGCTACCTCGCCAAGGGTCGCATGTCATTCTTCCGATCAACACGTTGAAGCAGACGGAGATCTACGCTCCGAACTACAAGAACGGTGATCGGGTTGTTCTGATCCGCTACCCACATGGTGGCGTGTTCGAGATCCCTGAGCTCACGGTCAACAACAACCACCCTCAGGCGAAGAAAGCATTGGGCAACGCCAAAGATGCAGTCGGTATCCATAGCAAGGTAGCCGAGCGTCTGTCTGGTGCAGACTTCGATGGCGACACGGTCCTCGTCATTCCGAACAACAACAAGAAGATCAAGACCTCGCCTCCTCTTGAAGGACTGAAGGGTTTCGATCCTCAGCGCAGGTACCCTGGTTACGAAGGCATGACTAAGATGTCTGCCCGTACCAAGGCCTTCGAGATGGGTGATGTATCCAACCTCATCACTGACATGACCATCCAAGGCGCAACGCATGCCGAGCTTGCTCGAGCCGTTCGGCATAGCATGGTGGTCATCGACGCGGAGAAGCACGGTCTGAACTGGAAGCAGTCAGCCGTGGACAACGGCATCGCCCAACTCAAGATCAAGTATCAAGGCAAGGCCAACGCAGGTGCTAGTACCCTGGTTTCCAAAGCAACCTCTCGCTTGGATGTTCGTGAGAGGAAGTCCACCTACAGGGTGGATCCGGAAACAGGGAAGAAGGTGCACGTAGAGACGGGTAACAACTGGGTTGATGGTAAGGGCAAAACGGTCTTCAAGACTCAGCGATCTACCAAGCTTGCTGAGACTGACGATGCACACACCCTGTCCTCAGGTAGTGTGATCGAGACCATCTATGCCAACCATTCCAACAAACTGAAGGCCCTTGCCAACCAGGCAAGGCGTGAATCAGTAACCACTAAGACCCGCCCTATGTCAGCCTCTGCAAAGGCCGCCTACTCCAGGCAAGTGGCATCTCTCAACGCTAAGCTGAACCTTGCTCTTCGTAACGCCCCCCTTGAGAGACAAGCCCAGGTCGTAGCGAACGCCCTAGTTGCCCAGAAGCGGGCCAAGTACCCAGACATGGAGGAAGCTGAGCTCAAGAAAGTCAAAGCTCAAGCACTGGCTACTGCACGCATCAGAACAGGGGCGCATAAAACAAGGATCCACATTGAGGATGAAGAATGGGCTGCCATCCAGGCAGGTGCCATTAGCAACCACAAACTAAGTGAGATCCTTAGGAATGCAGACATGGATCGAGTCTTGGAACTGGCTGCTCCTAAGTCCAGAACCTTGTTGACTCCTAACATGGCTAGCAGAGCTAGGCAGATGATGGCTTCTGGGTACACACAGGCTGAGGTAGCCGAACATCTTGGTGTGTCTGTGACTGTACTCATGGCTAGTGTGAAGGAGGGTTGATGGTTGAGTCTATGCTTACCACAGTTGACAATCCATACGATCCCTTCACACAATTCGATGAGTGGGATCAATGGGACAAGGATGCCGGCTACTACACAACAAGCCTCCTTGCTCGTGTAGTTCGCTCATCACATGAACTTTCTGAAGCTGATCAGTCCGACGCTATTGAGTTAGCGATTGAAGAGATCGTTCGTGAGAACGTTTCAGGAGTTCATCGAAAAGTAGAAAACAGTTCATGATTTGTTGAGGCCTTCAACCTCTAGGAGTCATGAAGAAGGATAGGGGGGAGGGGGTCCGCAAAATAGACCCC